GGCTTTGTCGCTCTTGCTCTTGCGGATCGTCACCGTGCCGGCGTCTTGGTTGAAATCGGTGACTTCAAGGCGGCATAGCTCGCCGTACCGGCAGCCGGTTTGCAGCGCCGCTTGCACCAGGGGGCGGAATTCGGGAGCGCAAGCGTTGATGAGCCGCTGGGCCTCCGGGACCGTCAGATAGCGAATACGCGCAGCGTCGACGCCCCGGAAGACCTTTACTTTGCGCCAGGCAACGTCTGACGCGACAAGGTCATCATGAAAGGCGTGGTTGAGCGCAGCCCGCAAGATCGTCCAAGTGCGATTTGCTGATGACTTGCGGCGGCGGATGGCTTCGTCGGATCCGTCGAACGCGCGGTGCTGCTGCGGCTTGCCAGGCTTGGTGCGCGCCCGCGGGAGCGCTCTGGCAACATTGGCAATCCATTTGCGCAGCATGGTCGGCGTCAGTGATGATACCTCAAGATCGCCAAGTTTCGGGCAGATATGCGCATTGGCGCGGTGGCGCGCATCTACAGCGCTCTTGCCGTGCGCTTCCAGAAACTCGAGATAGCTTTCGACGGCAGCTCGCACGGTCAGCGGACCTGCGATGCCATTGGCAGACTGCGCACGGAGCACCATACGCGTGCGAGCCTTGTCTTGCGCCTGCGCGAAACTGAGGATGATCGTCCCGTCGGCATCACTAAAGTCGTCAGCGACGCCAATCTTCTCAACTACGTAGCTCCGGCCGCCGACGTAGTGACGTGCGACCCAGCCATTTTTCCGAACGCTCCAGCGTTGAAATATCGCGGCCTCGGCAACCGGTTCGATGAATGAATCGGCGTCAAACGCGCTCAATCGTGCCGTTATCGTCTTGCGTCCCTTGGCTGCCGGTCTGGTCTCGAAGGCGGGGTACACGAGCGCTCCTCCCCGCGTATAGATTTCCAGACCGGCGGAGATTATCGCGTGTTCGGTCGCCGAGACGGTGCGCGGAAGCTGTCCATCGATGAGGCGGATAGTGGGCAGGATGCGGATTGCAGCTGCTGCGGATGCGGATGCGGATGCGGGTGCGGATGCCGACGCCGAAGCCGACGCCGAGGCCGTTGTCCCCTGCGGCGCGGCGGCCGTCGCTGCAACCCCGGGCGATGCCCCCGTCGGAGCGACAGCCACAGGACCACTCCGCTTACGGCCTTGTCATAGGACCGTTGCACCTCCTTGCGCAGGCGCTTGATGTACTTTTTCGCGACGCCATTCGGGTATTTCTCCAACAGCGCGACAATAGTCTCGACGCTCCAATGCCGGCGCTTGAGCTGATCGACCACGCTCTGGAACAGCGCGGAGCGACTTTTGTCCTTACCCTTGCCAACGCCGCCCTCGCGGATGTCCTTGAGCAATTCCTCGGGCAGCGTCGCCTCGTAATCGATCGGCGCGGCAGCCGCGGCCGCGGCCGATGCGACCCGCGAAAACGCCGCCAGGAGCTCGTCGGGGTCCCACAGCCGGCCGGTCTGCTCGACAATCCGCGTCGCTTCGATGGTGACGCGTCCGCGCGCCCGCTTCTCGGCCGAAGGAAAATTCGGAGTTCCAGCGATGCGATATGGTTGCGTTACGACACCGGTGTCCTTGTCGGCGCCGGAGTTGGCGCGCATCGCCTCGCCGATCTTCGTCGCTTGTTCGGCTGGAATGGCGCGGGTGAACAGGTACCAGAAATGGTAGTTTCCAGGCGAGGTCTCGATCACAAGGCTAGGCCTGACCGTGATATTGCCGCCCTTGCCTTTGTCGGCATCGCAGTCGGCGACGAGCCCGAACACCCAGGCGGTATCTTCGACACCGCCGCGCTGGCTGCCCCGCAGGTCAGCTCGTACGGTGCGCGCCTCGATGTAGGCATTGTGGCCGGCGAGCGCGTCGGCAACAGCGGTCTTCACCATGTTCTCGATATCGTCGAGGGTGAAGCGACTGGGAACGACCTTCTCATCGATCGGATTGAGGCGACATAGCTGCAGGACGCCGGACGGGCCGGCGCCGTTGATGACCTGGCGCGCATGCGCGCTGATGATCGCGATGAATTGGCGGACGGTGGCTTCGTCGACTTGCGCGGTCATATAACTTTCCCACCCAGTTGGAGGAACAGAGCGAAAAGATATTTGTGCTGCCTCTCGCTCGGCTCCCTATCCCACACAGTCTGCGAGGCCATCTTGTCGACGAACTCGTGAGTTTGCGGACGGAGCCGATGCTTGTTGCGCTGGCAGAACAGCGCGACCGATTGCCAAGTCGGCTTGCCGTCGGTGCTGCGGAATTCATCCGCGCCGTGCAGCCGGTTTTCAGTGTGCTGTACGGCAGCGTCCCAGATCTTCTTCATCTGGTCCTTCGAAACTTCGGTATTTTTGCCGAGGTTCTCGATGGCGTGGGCTAAGCCGTTCATATCGGTGCCGGCGGACGCCAGTATCAGCTTGAGGGCGTTCGCAGCGGCGACGACCTCACCGGGCTTGTCGCTCGCGAGCATGCGAACCCGGTCGGCAATCTTTTCCTCCAAGGTTTTCTTGTGCGCACTCATCGCCAGCACCGGTCGACATGCGGACAGATCTTGCAGGGAAACTTATCCCGGTCGCTGTAGGCGCGCGGCAGCAGCTCGCCGGCGCGCGTCGCCGCGATGATATTGGCGGCGCGATCGCTCCACAGCTGCGCGCGCTCGGCGTTGAATGGCACCCAGAAATGCAGCTGCTCACAGCTGTCAACGTTGACCGCGGTGAATAACGCCGGGTTGGTCAGCTTGAGATAGCTCTGATAGAGCGCAAGCTGCGCCGAGTATCTGGGGAATTCCCTTTCGAGTCCGTTGCGCGCGAGGGCGCGGTGGTTTTTCGCATTGAGCGCCTTGCATTCCCACAGAAACGGATAATTGACGTAGGCGCTGCCGAGCGGATTAGGCCCCGCAGTAATGATGCCGTCGGCGTGGCCGCGCAAGTCGCCGTTCACGGCTGTGAACACGAGCGCCTCAGGCGGGGCAAACTTGAGCCCGGCCGCGACGAGCTGCTCGCGTACTCGCGCCTCCAAATAGTGCCCGCGGGCGAAGATCGCGCGCGTGCGCGCGTTAAGCGTCGGCGTGCACCACCAATCGTATTGTACCCGACGCAGGCAGTCTGAACCGACAATAGAGGCGCCGAGATATGAGCGCGGCAGTTCGGCCTTGCCCGCTGCGGCGCGCTCGATGGCCTCGTTGAGCGCGACGTTGATCGGCTCATCCGCGAGCTTGGGCTCGTAATAGTCGTGGGGCATCGCAGCGGCCTCGGTTAGATATCAAGTTCGTCATTCCATTCGTCTGCGGTCATGAGCGGCCCACCAGCCGCGGCATTGGCCTGACGCGCGATCGTGCTCGTGCTCGATTGGCGGGTGATACCCTTGTCGCTGAGGTCGCGCGCGATAGTCGCCTTGCGAATAAGCCGCATGGCGGTCAGCAAGAATTCAACCATAGTGTCCCGCGGCCATTGCGCGAGCGGCTGCGACCAGTCGATGTCGGGACAGGCATTTGCCAAGTTGGGCAGGATCGCCGCGACCGCGCCAGCGTCCCATGGCTGTGTTCGAGTGCGGTCATACGGATGCACTGCTCGGTGTCGAGCTGCTCTGCGGCTGCCTGCTCGGCACGGGCCGAAATCCAGGCGAACAACATTGCGGCGAGAACCCAGCCCCACTCCGTGTCGCTCAACCTTCCGACCGGCACCGCCGGCGGAATGGGGCCGTCGAGCTTGACGACCCCACGCGCGGCTTCAATGGCGGCGGCGGTCGCGCGTCGCTGCCATTCGTCCTCGAGTGCGGACGGCGAAATCTCGCCGACAGTGCGCGCCCTTTTCATTACTTGGCCCATTTCGGCGGGGTGATCGGTGTAGAGCCCGCGGGTGCGGAAGCCGGCGCGGCGCCACCGCCGCCATTGAACGGGGGCGGTTGCTCGCATGGGTGCCAATCTTTGTGCTCAGGACCGATCGCGGCCGCCAAGTAATTCTTGTCCGGCCACTTATCTCCGCTGCCATCGTTTTTGGGCTCGCCTTTTCTGAGGCCGGTCCTGGCGATGAAAACGATGTTATCGAAGTCCTTGAGACCTGCCTTGTACTTTGCGAGCGCCTGCTCGCTGGTGTCTCCCTTCTTGGACTCCAGGATGTTCTTGAGGCGACCGCGATTGGTGAGAACCATCTCCTGCTGACCGGGAGTCGTGCCCTCAAGGAGGAAGGTGTCCCAGAACTTGCGCTTCGCGTACGGCCCGTCGACGACGACGAATTCACAGATGAGCGCCTCGGCGTCGCCCTTCGCCGTGCGCTTGAGCAGTCCGTTCTCGCCAACGCCGCCAGGGAGGATGCGCATCAGCACGCTGGCAAGCGTGTTGTGCGGAATAAGCTCGGAGAGGTCGCGAGGATCGGAAGTCTGTGAGTAGTCGAACAGCATGACTGCCTCCTATTGCTGTGGGGATGAAGAACGGTTGAGAATTTTAGCGATGAGCTTGCCGAGGTGTGGCGGCTCGGTCTGGTCGAGTTTTCCGCTGCGATCTTTGCACGGCAGATGCCACCTGTTCGGTGACGTGCACACGAACCCGCGAACCGGTTCGGAACCGCCGAAGTCGAGAAACTCCATCACAATGTCTTCGTCGACGATGGCGCCGATCTCGCGCGGCACTTTCGCGCCCTCCATCTGCAGGCGATATTCGACGAAGCGGCCGAAGTCGTCGGTGACTTTTTCGAGGACGCCGATAAAGACGACATGCTTGCCGCGCGCGTGCTGTAACTAATGCAGCCACAGCAGCAGCTCACGTGCGTGCAACCCATAAGCGCTGCGCGTGTCTTTGGCGCCGGTGCGCTCTGAACGCGCTTCCGGTTGCTGCTCAGCCCAGCGGAACGACAGCCGGCTGATGGCGGTGATGCTGTCGACGAAGATCAGATCGTAGCGGTCGAGATTTTCCAGCGCCCCGCCGACCGCCTTGTAGTGCGCTTCGGAATAAGGACTGGTCGGCGCAAACGACGGATTAGGGCCGCCGATGCGAACCGCGATATTGCGCGCCGTCTGCCAGTCGTCGATCTGGATCGTATCGACCGGTACGTCCTGCACGCATAGATCGCCGGCGTCGCTGTCGATGAACAGCACGCGGGACGGATCGGGGAGCGTCCGCAGCAGGCTTGTTTTGCCGACGCCGGACGGACCCTTGATCAGGAATTTCACACCGCGCGGCTCGTTGAGCCTTTCGTCGGCGCCAATGATCTTCATGGTGTGCCTCCGTTGCCGACTTGCGGAGGCTCCTTTGGGCGGGTGTAGCGCCAGGTTTGCGAAGGGACGATATCGAACGGCTGTCGTTGTTTCCGGCAATGTGCCCGCGTTTGATCATCCCCGCCACAGTCCTGCTGTTGACTGTGGTCGCGGTTGCGCCGTCGTTAAGCTGCCATCGCGGTCCGTCAGCGAGAGTTAAATGCAGCCAGGCGCCGGCGCGCATCGCGGCAAGGACGTCGTTGAGCTTCATGGCGTGCCTCCGTCGGTGAGACGCGCGTTGTCAGCTTCAGTCCCGGCGACGGCTTCGGTGGAACTGACAGATGCCTCATCGCCCCAAACCACCCAGCCTGGGTGCGCACTGCCGCGCGCAAACAGTTCAAGGAACGGCCCCGAACTACACGCCTCGAAAATGGGATATATTTCGTCGGGCTTGCGCGAATGCTCGCGCTTACGAGTTTCGACAAAGTTGACCTGCCGCCGTCCTGGCGCCAGCGTGCGTGCGTTCTTGCCGCGCACACCGAACAGGACAAGCTCGGTCACGTTGCGAAAATAGAAACCGACGCCGCGGCCGTCCGAGCCGCCGTCCTTTCTAATCTTGTGCCAGACGATGTTGGTCTTGTAGCTAAAGCCCCACGTGTTCATCACGGCGAGGCCCTCGGGCAGGAGCGCGTTCGGACACCACAAGTAGAGATGCGCAGTCGGCGCGACGACTTGCTCGACTGGCAACGCCATGATTTCGTCGAGCGTCATCGTCGCATAACGATGCAGCCGGCGATGCTCGGGGGCGACCTTTCCGGTCTTGTTGGTGAACTGCCACGGCGGATCGGCGACGATCGTGGCGAAGTGGGATCCGGGTAGGCTTGCGAACGGAGTGAGCGAGCGTGGCGCAATATGATCTTGCGAGCGCTCCGGCCGCACACCGCTCTTCAGCTCGGTGATGATCTGATCGGCGACTTCTCTGCATATGTCGCGCATGGCTCGTTGTTCCCCCTTTGATCGGTTCTGCTACATTGACGGGGTCGTCGAGTTGGCCTGGCAGCCTGGACCTCGACGACCCCTACGTCGGCAGTGGTCACGCGTTGCACGTAACATCCCGACGCTGATGCCAAGTGCGGGTGCTATGCACTCGGCGGTGCCGAATGATGCGGGGCATTCGGCATTGGATATTTGACTTTTTCTTCCAGCGCTCATGCGTGACCGTTGCCGTACTGTTTGCGAGCGATCAGCGCGCGCGTCGCCGTGACCCAGTCGTCGTCGAAGTTCACTAAGGCTAGCCTTGCAGCGTCTTCATCGATTTCGGGCTGGGGAACTTCGATCGCCGGCAGACGGAAACGATCGCCGGCAAGCCGGAAGTGCTCATTCAAGTCGGTGATTACCGATGAAAGTTCCGATAACCGTTCGGTTGCTTCCACGCGCAACGCGGCGAGAACTTCGGGGTCGACTTGTTCGGTAATCGCCTCCTGCGCCCTCTCCATCCATTCGTCCTCGGCCGCGCGAACGCGGTCTTCGAGGGTGCGGTCGTAATAAGGGTCGAACGCGCGCTCGACGATCTCACGCAGAACATTGGGTTGAAGGGTTGCCAGAGCGTCGATCTCTGTCTGCTCGACGCCAAAGGCCTCGCGCCAGCGACTGGCGCGCTTCTCGGTCTCCTTCAGCGGCGTGGAGGGAAGACCCAGCTCACCGACCTGCTCGACCGCCAACGCGATCGGAACGATTTCGAACTTCAACTCGGGGAAGCGATAGTCACGGAACGCCTGAAGCTTGCGACCGATCGATACCGGCATCTGGTGGCCGGCCGGATCGCAGTCCGCCAGGGTGAACATCACCATTGGCCGGCCGTCGGCGGCAGCGTCCTTGGCGATGCGATGTAACAACGTGTCGCTGATTTCGCCGGTGGGCAGGTAGAGGTCTGCCTGCTTCGCGCGCGCGACCGGGAGGACGACATCCTCAAGGCTAGCCTTCTCACCGAAGATCACGAAGTGGAAGGCTTGCCTTGGCTCAAATCCTTCGGCGACCGGCGCCGGCTCCATATCGGAGACGTCGGGGATCGTGATATCGATGCCGACGGTGACGAGCGCCTTCGGCTTATAGCCTTATGGTGGATGAACGGCTCGGCGTTGCGATTATCGGTGATGCGCTCGAAGTCGATATAACCCAACCAGCGTGCGCCCTTCCCTGCTGTGTTGATGAGCCACGTCCAGTTGTCGTCATCGTTGACATAAATGTCGCCGTTCGGCTTCACGAGGTTGCTGGTGGAAACGAGTACATAATGCAATCCGCGCCAATGGATACGCCGCCGCTTGCCGATGGCACGGTCGAGCTGTTTGGCGAGCCATTGGCCGTCGCGATGACCTGACGAAGTGTCGAGTCGATACGGATCGACCTGGGCTGAGAGGACGGTGAGATCGGAGAGGCTGCAGCCGGCCTTGGCGCTGGCGGTCTCCAGCACCGAGCGCAGCACGCCGAAGCCGTTCGCAGTGCTAGCCTTAGTGCTAGCAGGTGCAGTTGGATTTTTTGGCCGAGTATGCTTAGATGACATTTGCGACTCCTGAGCTTTGGACGGTGATGGGGACGCAACAAAACAGCCCCGGCGCGCAGCGATTAACCTCGCTGCTGCCGGGGTTTGTTATTACGGGGGGTGCTGTTCGCACGTCGGACGCGCGAGCGCTGCAACTACATATGCTGGGAGCACGTCACGGAGTGCCGCCATTTCGTGCGCGGGGAGGGCACCACGGATTCCAAGCTCGGCCGCTCGCTCGCGCTGCCGTTGCCAGCGCCAGTGCGATTCGTCGGTGATCCGAACCAGGCGGCCGATCCAGGCCTCGTCGGGGCCCCAGCCCTCCCGCTTCATCGTGTAATACTGCGAGCGGGAGATTTTCTCGGCCCAGCAAAATTCCGCGACCGTTTTCGACCCGAGTGCGGCAAGCCTAGCCCACAGTGACGCGGGCTGTTCGTTCATGCGGCGGCGTTACTCCCACGGATTGCTCTCAATCCCAGGTGTACGCGCGTGCACTGCTTGGCGGCAGTTGGGTTTTAGAACCGGAGGGTGCAGCTTCTAAAACCCTATGTAGGGCCGGAAGGCGTCTGAAAGCGAAGAAAGCGGGGCTGCTAAAACCCTATATCGTCCCAAGATGAAGGACTGGATCTTTCTCGTCGTCTGCCCGGGAACCCGCTCCAATACTTGGCGCAGGCGCGGATGCGGGCGCGCTCCCGGATGATGATGCTGGCGATACCTTCGGGGTTGGGCGCCTTCGGTCCTAGGATCGGCAGGACTGTAGCGGCAAAAAAGCGTACGAGCGGTCCGCCAACCTTGCCGTCGAGGCTACGTGAAAACCTCAACTCGCCGCGAAGTCGGCCAACCCACATCAAGAGAACGCGGTCGTAGAGCAGCGCTCGGTGAAAGTCGGTTTGGCCGTGGAAATGCTTGCTGCTCCAACCCTCCAAAAGTACATCCCATCCGACCATAAACAGGTAGGCCGGTTCGAGTTTCGTCTTGAGCTGTTGGCCGAGCCGCGGAAATGCGAGGTCCAGATCCTGCAATCGCTCGATCAGCTCCCGCAAGCGTCTGTGCTCGGTTGCGGATGGCCGATCTAATCGCCGGCGTCGCATCGTCCAGTAATCACGCCCGGCCTCCTCCAGCTCCAGCCGGATATCCGTCCAATTGAGCCCCGGCGGGCAATCCTTTCTTGCTTGCGCCGCCTGCTGAATCTCCCTCCATTGCGCATCGGAAAATCGGTCGAAAGTGAGCGGAGGCTTCACGTCCGTCGTCCGCCGATCGAGGTGACCGCATCATCGACCGCGATGCCGAATCGCGGTGCGCCGGCGCGGATCGCGTCGGCGATGTAGGACGGCGCCAGATGTCCATAGTGCAGCTCGACCATGCGGGTGTCGCGGTGGCCCAAATTGCGCGCCACCACCATCAGCGGAACGCCGCGCATGACCGCGAGGCTAGCCCAGGTATGGCGTAGCACATGGACGCCCACCGCTGGGACGATGCCGGCACGCCGGCACGCACCCCGCATGCGAAGATCCTGGTGGCTCTTGCCCCACGCCGTGCCGTCGGCCTTGCGCAGCATGAGCTCGCTGCCCGATCGGCCGGCCGTCAGTCGGGCAAAGAATGCGACCCCTTCCTCGGTGAGCACGATGTGGCGCGGCTTGCCGCTCTTGCTGGCGCGCACCTGCAGCGTCCCGGCGTCGGGGTTGAAGTCCTGGACCTGCAGGCGCCCGAGCTCGCCGTAACGGCACCCGCTCAATAGCCCGACCTGGAGGAGCTGACGGAAGTCCGACGGTGCGGCATTCATCAAGCGCTGCGCTTCCGCCACGGTGAGGTAAGGAACACGGGCCGCGTCGACCCCTTTGAACGGCTTTACCTGACGCCAGGCCGCGTCCGAAGCGACCTTGCCGTCGCGATAGGCTAGATTGAGCGCCGCAAAGAGTATCGTGCGAATACGATTGGCGCTCACCTGCCGACACCGTAGAAATTCAGAGCCCCTGCCGTGCCGATATTGCTGGGGCTTACCCCGCGCGGTGCGAAGACGGGCCGGCGCCTTGGCCAGCGCCATCAACCAGGCGCGCAGGCGGTCAGGCTTGAGTGCTGCGACCTCCAGGTCGCCCAACTCCGGGTAGACGAAGGCGTTGAAGCGGTGACGCGTGTCAGCGGCTGTCTTCCGGTGGGCCTCGAGAAACTCGACATAGCTCTCGCATGCCGCCCGCACGGTGAGCGGCCCAGTAATCCCGGCGACCGAATGCGCCCGCTCGACCAACCGGGCGCGAGCGCGTGCCTGCGCCTGGCGATAGTCGAGCACCGCCGCCCCATCGGCGTCGGCAAAGTCGTCGGCGGTGCCAATCCGCTCTTGTGCGTATTGCTGCTTGCCGGTGTAAAACCGCCCCACCCAGATGCCGGAGTGATCTTTGCGCACGTAACCGAGGTGAGCGCCGGCTTCTAACTCCTGCCAGTACGGTTTAACTCGAACCTCAAGGCGGCGGCGCGCGGCGCGCGATTCGAGGCGACTGTTGCGGATGGTGCGGGCCATGAAATTCCCTCTCTGGAAGAGCTTGCCGCTGTGTGCAGGCAGTCGTTATTGGACGGATATTGGATCGCGGCCGACCGCCTCTCTGCAGACGACAAGTTGGCGGCAGTCCAATATTCGTCCAATATACGGTCCCACACTCGCCTGTACAGACCCGTACCCTGCTGCACTGCGAATAAGCAATATCAAGGGCTTGCTGTGCTCGCCTGCACTCGCCTACACTCACTCGTCGCGCACGCAAACCGGCAAGCTGCAGCGCTTCGAGCTTCGCCGCATGGCGGCCGACACGGCCTCGCACAAGCTTGCGTCATAAGTTCCCGGGCCGACGGAATCCAGATCGCCACAAAAGACGCGTCA